GATCTACACAAGGAGTATCGTCGGCAGCGTCAGATGTGTATAAGAGACAGGTATTGAACTCTATATTATTTTTTTCTAAATTATCATGATTATTATATATATCATTTAAAATCATTTCATCAATTTCTTTATCAGTAAAATCATTATAAAATTTTATATCTTTATTTGTGCCTTGTGCAACATGGTCTATTAAATTCAGCATACCTTTATACAAAATATATTTAGCTCTTCTTTGATTTAAAATTGAGTCATCTATTTGACCATTATCATAATCACTCTCTATAACCATTTTTTCACTTAATTTATCTAAATAATCATAATCCAGTACATCCTCATTAAATTTAAAATCTATATTTAAAATTTCACTTATACAATCTTCTATATCTTTCAGATTAAATGATTCTTTGTTTTCTAAAATTCCATCATCAATATACTTATAAATTTCTTCTTGTACTTTACTAGTAGTTAATTTCATATAATCTATATAATTTCCATGATGTAGCATTATGCTTTTATATATATAAAATTCATCTTCTTCTGACAAGTTCATTTTTTCTAATATTGATTTCAAAAATGCTCCAGAAAACACATTATGTTTCGCTATCTTTTCTAAAGATTTTTTTTCAAATTCTAATTTTTTGATTTCTTCTTTTAAAGAACTAGATGATATTTTATTGTTAATTTCTATTTTTTGCTGTGTGATTAAATTAATCTTTCCTAAATCGTGCAAAACACAACATATCTTTAGTATTTCTATATCTTTACCTGAATACAAATCTATATCTAATATAGATTCTAATACTTTAAATAAATCTTTAATATGTCCGACTAGTGTTTGTTCCTTTTTATTTAAATTACATGAACCAGCCAATAATTCTTTTTTCATATTAACCCCCAAAATACTTTAAAGTAATAATAACTATCTATGTTTATTACTTTTTATATATTAACTATCTTCATAAACTCCTTCTGTTTAAAAGTCTGCATTATTTAAATGCAGACCTGATAAAAGCATATTTTATTGTTGTTTATACTAATTAAAATATATAATTTATACTTTGATTACTGCTTTCTTTCAAACTTAGAATATGCTCCTGATAATTTTTTTATTTCTCTTGAGTTGTATTTTCTTTGTATTTCTTTAACCCTTCTCATATGTTCATCCATATTAAAATCATATTCTAGTTGTTCCATAGCACATTTTTTTAAATATTTAGATGTGTTTGTATTAAGTCCAACACGTCTGAAACCTTTTACAATATTGTTGTTAGCTTCTACTAACATTAAATCCATTGCATATCCTTCATTTTCTTCAAGTTCTTGAAATTCTTTACATTTAGATAAATGAATTGTAAATGGTATATCTGCATCTCCTATACCCATTGTATTTGTAAATACGAAGAAAATAATTTTGTCTAAAAAAGATACATCTATTCTTAAATTACCTTTTCGAAATTCAATTATTTCTTTGTCTGATAAATTATCTAATTTAAATATAGCTGTAAATCCAGTTTCACTAAAATTAATACTCAAGCCAACTGGTATTTCTGCTTCTAATTTCTTTCCTACTTCTATTTTAAACATATATATTTATTCCTCCAATTTTTCATATTGTACATTATAAGTATAGCTTGTCTTATAACATTTTTCATCATTTAATTTTCTTTTGATACTTCTCTTATTATTTTATTGCGATTTAATACACAAGTTAAATCAATTATTATTAAGCAAATTATTATTAAGCAAATTATTAAAAAGAATAATATCATGATAATAATAATTTTCTATACTTCTTTCAACTATTACTTGCAATTCTTGTTTACGATTTTCAATATTCTTTTTTATTTCTTCTGAAAAATCTGACAAACTATCTTCTAGATTTCTTTCAATTAATTCGTCAAAGCTGTCTTTGTTGAATTTTTTATAACTTTCCCAATCCAAATCTTCATTTTTAATTTTACACCATTTTTCAAATTCTTCATAATCATTTAAGTAACAAGGTTCTCCTAGTAATTCATTAACACTTATTTTTTCTTTGTTTAATTCACAAATAAAAATTTCTCTTTCATAAATATCTTCTACATATTTAAGCGAGTTATGAACTGATATAGCTTCAACTTTACCTTCTAAATTTATATATATTCTTATAGTATTATCTTCTGCTAAAAAACTTTCCTTATAAACTTTTATAGCTTCTTCTTCTATTTTATCTATATTCTTATCTATTATTTTTAAAAATCTTTTTATTTTTTTATAATTCATCTTAATTCCTCCTATTTTTAAATTCTATTTTATAGTTTTTGAAAATAAATTTAATTACACCTAGTATTCTATTTCTACTAATTTATTTTTATCCTTTAGATACTGCTCAATACCTTCTTCAACTTTACCTCTAAGTTCTGATAATTCGTCACAAAATTGTTCACATTCACTAAGCTGCTCTAAGTCTAAAATTTCATCATACTCTCTTGTAAAAATTTTATGGTTATATGGTATATATATAGTATATTCTATATATCCTTTAAATCTAAAATCTTGACTCATTTTCATATCTACCTTTAAATCATTAACTTTAATTGTGCAATTTTCTATATTTTCTATTTTAAATCTAAAATCAGGTATATAATGCCACTCTTCTTTAAAATATTTTTGCATATCAATTCACCTCTTTATAATTTCTCTATATTTATTATTTTTATTATAGAACTACAAACATCTTCCTCGTTTTTTTCTACCACTTCAAATTCAATATTTATGTCTAAGTCATAATCTTCGCCTAATCCGCAATATGTATAGCTTCCTACATTTAAATATTCGTTTATATCTCCAGATGTAAAAAAGTCCCAACTACTTGTTCTTTCTACTGCTCTAGCATATAATTCTTGTATTTCATTGTCAAATTCTATTATATTAAACTCTTGCCCTTTTAAATTTTCCATTTCTTCTAAAAATTCTATTATTTTATTTTCCATTTTAGCCATCTCCATTTTTTAATTATTTTTATATATAAAAGTTCTTTCGCTCTTTTCAATTTCTGTAAGATACTCTAAAAATTCTTTAATTTCCTGCTTGTTTATGCCTGTTAATTCGTGTCTAATTTCACATTTTTCAACACGTGTAGAATATTTCCCTTCTAATTTATAAAATTTAGGTCTTACATTAGCTATAAGGTCACTTTCTACATTTTTGCTACACAAGCTATTTACATATATTAAAATGTTTTCTATATTTTCTATGTCTACTTTGTCGCTTTTTGAATAATAAAAATTAAATCTCAATCTTATTCCTATTTTACTGTTAATTTCACCATGACCCCATGTTTCAATTTTTAAACTCTTTCCAGCTGTTTCTTTAACGCATCCTACGTGACAGTTAGCACAATCTTTAAGACTTATATCAAATATATCATTGTTAATTTTATTAATCTCTTTTTCTATCATTTTAACATTCTCTTTATTAACTTTTAAATCTAATATTGTACTAAAATCTATATTCATGTTTTAAACCTCCAATTATTTTTTATTTTAATTATAATATCTGTTGGTGAACTATATTTGTACCAATCCAAAATTTTTAACAATTTACTCCTCTATAAAATAAATGCCATATTAATTCTATTTTTCTTGATATTTCTTCTATTTTTCTAATACTTTCAACTTTAGATTCTTTAATTTCTTTAAATCCATTTATGAAATATCTTGGATTTTCTTGTATTAATGTCTCTATAATAAGTTCTTTTGTTTTTTCCGTACTTGCATTAGGAACTTGTTTTATTATTTCATCAAATATTTCAACTATTTTAAGTACATTTTCTTTTATCTCATTAGCCCATGCGTTGTTAAATTTTATTTCTCTAGCTATCTTCTTAGCTTCTTCATAACTTATGTTATAATCTTTAACCTTTTTTAATTTGTGTGGTACTTGTGTTTCATATTCCAGTAAGCTCCATATTTTACTTTCTTCTGCAAATTGAGAATCTTTTAATGTCTGATTTATATGAAATGCTTTTTGCTCTAAAGAATTATGTTCTAAAATATCTTTGAAATTATCTATAAAGAATTTAGCACTTTCTATACTTCTCATTTCTTCTTTTATTCTTTTAAACTTTCTTTTACATTTTTCTGTCATTTCTTCTATGCTCTTGTCTTTTACTTTATAATCTCCGTCTTCTATTTTTTTCATTTTAATCTTTTCTAGTTCGTCAACAAAATTTAAAACATTATCTCTTATTTCATTAGCCAATTCAACTTGTTTTTCAGAACCATTTAACGTTAATACATTAAATGAATTTTCTTTTATTTCTTGACTGACATTATCTTCTCTATAAATTTCTTTTGAATATATTTCAATTATTTCATCAGTAAGCAAATCTATGAATTTTTTCAACACATCTGAGTATTGTTTTATGAAGTAAAAATTTTTATTGTTACAATCATAATAAATTTTTAATTCAGAAATATTACCAGAATTTTCAACACGCTGTGCTATCTTAGTTATTCCTAGTCCCTCTCCTAGTCCAATTCCAAAATCATTATTTTTAATAAACTCTTTGAAATTAATTTTAGAAGGAACTTTATTTATGTAAATTCGTCTATGTTCTCCACCTTGCCATAATTTATATTCTTTTAATAAATTTTTTTCCAATAAAGTTTCCATTTTTACCCCTCCATTTAATCTATATGTTAATTATAACAATACTCAGTGAACTATATCTGTACCAATTGAGATTTTATCTTATAGACATCATATATTTTTTATATTTTCAAATTTAATACCTTTTATTTTCCCATCTTTTATAATGAAATAAACCCCCTTTTCACTTAATTCTTTTGCATCTTCTAAGCTTATATTATTTATATCTTTTATATATCGTATCATATTGCACCTCCCATATTAAAATAAGTGTTTATACAGTTTTTTAAATTTATTTTATTATCTAATATTAAATACCAATCACCCATACAGGCTGGATAAAAGTAATATTTATTATCCTGTTTTATATAAACAATTGAACTTCCATCATTTAAAAATACTTTAATGTTTCCATTGTTATTTAACTTATTAATCACATATACATCCTTTGAGTGACTTATATTGTTTGACAGCTCTTTGTAAGTTGCAACTGCTCTATCTAAATCTTTTTTATTTTTAAAGCTATAGTTCCAGTCACCTAGACAAACTGGATAGAAATTATAAACTTGCTCTTTAGTATCATATAAAACTATACTTTCATCTTCTAAAACTTCAATAACTCTGTCTGTAGTTTCTACATAAAAATTATCTAATTCGGCAGCCTTAACTTTTGTTGCTCCTGCAACTCCAACAATAATTAAACCTAATAACATTCCCATAGCTATATTTTTGAATTTCATTTTTACACCCTCCTAGTTTATGATTATGACCCCGTACAAGCCTCTATAAGCTGTTTGAAAATCATCTTAATGTATTTATACCTTTTGATTTTTATAATCTTTAAAATCCTTTTATCAAATCACTATCATTATCATTTGAATTATAATAATATAGCTATAATAATAGCGATTTGATAACTCATATATCCTATTAAAAATATAATTTTAAACTCTTTTATTACTTCATGTCCTATATTAAAGATATGACACTCTTTTATATAAAATATAATCCTCATCTATATAAAATTCATTGTCATTAATTCATCGCCTACATACATTTATTGCATACTTTTATATAGTTCTTTTAAATCTTCATTTTCATCTAATATTACTTTTAAAGGTTTCATAGTATAACAACTTTTATATTTATATTTGTTTTTATTGTAATTTTCATCAAATTTACTCATATATTCCTTATACTTGATAAACAAACTGTTTAATATATCTATATCTATCAATCCAGACTTACTAAGTTTATTCATTCTCATACAACTATCTATCATACGAGCCAAAGACCAAGCCACTTCCGCAATTGCATCTTCTAACATTTGTTCATTAGATTTATAAGCATAAGAACCTTCTTTGTATTTAGTATTATTCTTCACTATTTTATTAAGATTTGTCTCTATATCTAAACCCTTACTGTAGTACTCCATACATTTGTAATGTTTTTTTATCTCTCTCGACAATGCTTTGTAAAATGTAACATTCAATTTCATTATTTTTTCTACACATGTTAATCCAACATGAAAAACTTCTCCTGTAACATTATTTTTTATTGTAGCTATATTTTTTATAGTTCTTCCACAGTGGTCACAAGCTCCTTTACCTTTTGTATAACTTATCAAAATATACTCATTCATGCTTAAACCTCCAATTTGTATTTAAATGTTGTTATTTCATATTTCTTTCTATCTGAAACGCTACCAATCCATACACCTCTGCTTGTTCTTTTGCTATTTCGTCCTCATTTCTATATGCATCTCTCTCACGTTCAAACTCTAATTGTTTAAAATATTTAACTATTTCTTTTTTTGTTTTAGTAATTCTTTCCAGCTCAAACGCTGCCATCTCCCATGCTTCAACTTGTCCCTTTGCTACTTCATTATTATTTATATCTGCATCTTTCTTATAACTAGATGCTATTATTCTAAAGTATCCAATTGTTTCCTCTTTTGTTCTATATCTTCTTTCCATTTTTACGCCCTCCTAATTTTATATTAAAATTAATATTTTAAGTACTTGTATTTTCATCTGTAATAACTCTTTATATAGTTTAATAGTTTTTCTTCTACATCTATATCAAAGACAGTTTTACACCCTACTATA